CAGTCTATTCGCAAAGTTTACAAAACCAGAACAATAGCAATTTAAGAATATTCTTTACCAAACTGGTTAACTCAATACAGTCTGTTATTGGCCCAAGGGGTGGTAAGTTCTTAAATAATCCTTATGGTGCTTTTCAAGACTCCACAGATCAAGTTGCGGCAAATACAACAACCGCCTATGCTGTAACATTTAATACTACAGATTTCTCTAATGGTGTAACCATAGCTAGTAATTCTAGGATTACTGTAGCTGAAGCAGGAATTTGGAATTTGCAATTTTCGCTTCAACTTACAAACACAACTAATGCTTCACAAGATGTGGATGTTTGGTTTCGGGTCAATGGAACAAACATTGCTAACTCAAATAGTAGATTTGGATTAGCCCCTAGAAAAGATGCTGGCGATCCATTTCATGTCATTATGGCTTTGAATTATTTTGCTAATTTAAATGCAACTGACTACATTGAGATCATGTGGAGGACAACTGATGTAGGGGTATCCATTGAGCAATATGCTGCTGGAACAAGTCCAACAAGACCAGCTATTCCTTCTGCCATTGCCACAATGAGTTTTGTGTCTAACATTAAAAACTAATAGATTACAAATATGGCCTATATTCCACTACAAATTCCTCCTGGCGTATTTAAGAATGGTACTGAGTATCAGTCTAAAGGACGTTGGAACTACGCCAATTTAATTCGTTGGTTTGAAGGCACTATTCGCCCTGTTGGTGGATGGCGTAAGCGTTCTGAAACGCAATTAACTGGAATGGCTCGTGGCCTGATTAACTGGCGAGACAATTCAAATAACAGACGTATCGGAATTGGTACACATTCAAAGTTGTACTCTATTTCTGAGTCTGGCACTATTACAGATATTACGCCTTCAGATCTTGTTGTTGGTGATGCTAGTGCTGTTCTAAAGATTGGTTATGGATATGGCACTTATGGCAGTTTTGCCTATGGTGTGGCTCGTCCTGATCTGGGTGCATACACTCCTGCCACAACATGGAGTTTAGACACATGGGGCGAGTATTTGGTGGCTTGCTCAACAAAAGATGGGCGCTTACTTGAGTGGCAATTAAATACCGCAAATGATGCGGCTGCTATCACCAATGCACCAACAAGTTGTGCTGGTTTAGTGGTAACTCAAGAACGATTCTTATTTGCTTTAGGTGCTTCTGGTAATCCTAGAAAGATTGCTTGGTCTGACCAAGAAAACAATACTGTTTGGACTGCTGCCGCAACCAATCAAGCTGGTGACTTTGAGTTGACCACAATTGGCTCTTTGATGTGTGCCAAACGTATTCGTGGTGCAACATTGTTGTTTACTGACATTGATGTTCATTCTGCTACTTACATTGGCCCACCATTTATCTTTAGTTTTGAGCGTATTGGCTCTGGATGTGGTGTTGTTTCAAAGCAATCAGTAGCAGTTATTGACAATGCTTGTGTTTGGATGTCTTCATCAGGATTCTGGATCTATGATGGTTTTATCAAACCAATCCCATGCGATGTAGGCGATTATGTGTTTAACAACCTTAATCTGTCTCAATCATCTAAGGTTTATGCTGTTCTAAACTCAACTTACTCTGAAGTTTGGTGGTTCTACCCAAGCTTATCTAGCAATGAGATTGACTCTTACGTCAGCTATAACTATCGTGAAAACCATTGGTCTACTGGCACTTTGGCTCGTACCTGTGGTACAGACCGAGGTATCTTTGCTAATCCAATTATGGTTTCAACAGACTCATACGTTTATGAGCATGAAGTTGGATTTAACTACGATTCTCAGACTATTTTTGCTGAGTCTGGACCGATTGAAATAGGTCAAGGGGATCGTGTGATGAGCCTGACTGAGCTAATTCCTGATGAAAAGACTTCAGGGGATGTAAATGTTAGCTTTGCTACAAAGTTCTATCCTAATGCCACAGAATACAATTTTGGCCCATATACGATGGCTAACCCAACATCAATTCGTATTACTGGCAGACAAATAGCCGCAAAGATTACTGGTGTTGTTAAAGGTGATTGGCGTGTCGGAGTTATCCGATTTAATGGAAAATTAGGCAGTCTACGTTAAATATATTATGATTGAACATGATACTGCCGATTGGCGTGAAATAAGAAATGCCAAACTGTTAGAATGGTTTGGTGGCAACCAGAGTGCTGTAGACTTTTTAGTTGCTTTATCAAGTATTGCTGAGTTATGGGATGACTTAGTAGATAAAGATAAAGAACTTAGTCGCAAAGAGATAGATTCTGTCTTTTGGAACGCTTTGGTGACGCTACCTACAAATGAGTTCTTTAGTGCTAATAAGGCGTTTTTAATGCCATTAGTCATCCAGAGTATAAATGCTTGGCAAGACTCTGTAGAACTTGAAAGAGGTAATACCAACGACAGAGCCTATGCGCTCACATTGCGTATTATTTCATTACAAATCGCACCAATGATAGTCTTATTGCTTAGAGGACAAGAAGCAATGAGGGATTTAAGTACGGAAATGTGGCGATATTTTACGTCACATGATGATGCAATTAAATGGATACAAGGGGAATAATATGTCTCTAGGCGGCTCAAGCTCAAGTCAACAGCAGTTAGATCCTGCGCTTCGTGATCTATTTTTAGAAAACTATGGATCAGCAAAAACTACTGCTGGTGGTTTGCAAGCTCGTCAATTTGCAGGGTTTACGCCTGAACAAAATCAGGCCATGCAGAATATTAGCCAGTTTGCCAACCCAAATAGCGAAGGTTTTAATGCCCTAAGAGGCGCTTATGGTGTAGCAAATACTGCGGCTAATTACAGCCCAAATCAAGTTAGTGCTGGACAAGCCAATGCTGCTAATCTTGGAAGATCTACCATTCGAGATGTTGCTTCTAGGGATGTAACTGGTGCTGCCGTTACTCAAGAAGCATTAGGTGCTATTGCTCCACAAGCTCGTGCAAATATTCGTGATGTTAATGCTGGTTCGTTTCTTAATCAGAACATCCAAGCTTACATGAATCCTTACACTAAAGCCGTTACCGAACAAAGCTTGGCTGATTTAGAGCGTTCAAGACAGTTGCAACAACAACAAACTGCAGCTCAAGCTACTGCAGCAAAAGCTTTTGGTGGTTCTCGCCAAGGTGTTGCTGAAGCTGAGACTAATCGTGCTTATGGTGAGAATGCAGCTCGATTACTTGCCCAACAGAATGCTGCGGGTTATGAGGCGGCTCAACGTGCTTCTGAAGCTGATTTGGCTCGTTCTATGCAAGCTCAACAGCTTAACCAAGCACAAGACTTGGCTACAACTCAGCAGTCTCTGCAACTTGCAGGTCAGTTTGGCTTGGCAAACCAAGATGCGGCATTAAGAGCTGCTTTGGCTAATCAAGGTATTGATTTATCAGTTGGTCAGCTTAATACACAAAACCAACAACAAGCAAATCTTGCCAATCAAGATGCGGCATTAAGAGCTTCACTTGCTAATCAGGGCGCAGGATTAACAGCCAATCAGCAAAGAATAGCTGCCGCCAATCAAATGACCAATACTGGTACTGCATTTACAAGTTCTGGTATTGCGGCAAACCAAGCTTTGGCAGACCAAGGTTTATTGCGTCAAGGCTTCTCACAACAACAGTTGGATGCCATCCGCAATCTGCCATTGGAGCAACAACAGATTCTCAATCAAGCATTGGGTATCAATGTTGGTGGTGGCTCTGGTACGCAATCAACCTCTTCATCAGGCCAAGGTTTGTTTGGTCTATTCAGATAAGGAATTTATATGTTTAATATTGGGTTGTTATCTGATGCCGCATTGACGGGCTTGTCTGATGCTGAAAAACAAGCAATGCAAAAGCAAGCTACTCAACAGTTTCTGATTGGTAGTTTGTTGAGTGGAGATCCTGGTGTTGGCTTTAAGTCAGCATCAGAGATCCCTGCTACCGCTATATCAATGCAAGATATGTTGCGTAAGAGTCAACTGGCTCAAGCAGATCAAGCTGCTTTAGAAGGTTTCCGAGCTAAATACACTCCTACTAGATTCCAAGAAGCAAATCCTTCTTACATGGGTCCTGTTATGCCTGAACAATTGGCACAACAAGAGCAAATTAAAGCCGCAAGAGCGCAAGGCTTACCATTCAACATACAGAATGCTTTACAAGATATTCTTGCTTTGCCTTCTGCATCACAAAGTTCAATGCTTGGAACAGTTACCGCCTTGAAACCTACAATTCAAGGAAATGTTGTATATAACTCTAATATGCAACCAACTGCTGTTGTTCCTACTGCTGATTTAAAATCTGGCTTAACCCTTGGCGGTACTGTTAGAGATGGAAATATAAACTTTCAAACTGCACCACTTAGCGGATTTAGATCCGCTACAGCATTGAATACTTTGCCAGAACTTTCTAAAGGTGAAGAGTATGCTTTTAATGCTCTTGGTCAGCCAATTGGAATTAGAAATGCTGAAGGAGCAATTAGAGCGCTTGCCGAGCGTACTCAAGCTGAAGTAATAGCTCGTGAAACTAATACTCCTCGTCCAGGTTTTACAGCATCTGGTGCGCCAACATTTATTTATCCTAACGCCCCAAGTGCTACTGGTGGCGTTGGTCAACCAACAGGTACTGCTCAACGTACTGTTGCACAACCAGAAACTGGTCCTAGTACTGCTCAAACAATTTTGAATGAAGCGTACAAGCCAATTCTTGCTGATGCCTACAAAGGTTTTCAAACAGCTAAAAAGACGGCTCCAGTAATTGACCAATTACAGAATGCTTACAATCAGCCAGGTTTTGATACTGGTTCATTTACAAACTTCAGAACTCAACTAGGAAATGTTTTTAACAGTCTTGGTGTTTCTGGAGAGCGAAATAAGCAATTCTTAACAAATGCAATTTCAGCCCGTCAGGGTATTAATGCTTTAACTGGTGAAAGTTTGTCTGAAGCAGTAGGCGCAATTTCTAACTTTGAAATTGGCTACTATGGTCAGCGTAATGCTCAAATTACAGACCCTAAAGAATCCACAAACTTCAACTTAGCAGTTTTGCGTGAGGCTAACAAGCGTAAGCAAGACTTCTACAACTTTGTTTCTGACAAAAATAACGCTGGTCCTGATGTTCTTGCTAAGTGGGCATCATCTCCGCAAGGCCAAAAACAAATGTTTGAAGCTCCTTCATTACGGAAATACCTTCCAACCAAAAAAGTTGTCGGTGGTCCTGATGATGGGAAAATTGCATACATATTGCCTAATGGCGATGCTACGACTTTTGACTAATGGCAACCAAAGAACAAGTTTACGAATTTGCTAGGCAAGAAGCCCAAAGGCAAGGTGTTCCCTATTCTTTGGTGCAAAAGATTGTTGAAACAGAATCGGGTGGCGCTTTTAATGCAATAGGACCGAAAACACGAACTGGTGATCGTGCCTATGGGCCAATGCAGTTGATGAGTGCTACTGCCAAAGATCTTGGTGTCAACAGAATGGAATGGAAAGATAACATCCGTGGTGGTGTTAAGTATCTAAGCCAGTTGACAGAAAGATTCCAAGACCCCACTTTGGTGGCGGCTGCTTATAACGCAGGGCCTGGCAATGTAGAGAAATATGGCGGTGTTCCACCATTTAAAGAAACACAAAATTATGTTCAGAAAGTTGTAGGTGCAAACATGGCTACTTATCGCAAAATTGATCCTTCTTTTCTTGAGCAAACACCAGAGCAACAATCTCCAAAGATTGGTTTGACAGGTATGGCTACTCCAGATGTACAACAAAACACTAGATATCGTGTTATTGATCCATCAATGCTTGGTGAGGCAGTTGTTCAACAAGCTCCTGTTCAACAGAATGCACCTACACTTTTTAACCGAATAGGCAACCAAGCAGTTAACGAAGTTGGTCGGACAATTAGGTATGGATTGGAAGGTGTGGGTGGGGTTGCTGACATTGTTGGATCACCATTAAATATGTTGATTAACAGGGCTACTGGTAGTCAGCTTCAAAATCCTAGTCAAGCAATGTCAAACTTTGCTAACTTACTTGGTTTGCCACAACCAGAAACTAACTTCCAAAGAGGCGTTGCCAATGTTACTCGTGCAGTAGCAGGTATTCCTGCAATGGGTGCTGTTGGTGGACTATTGCAACAAGCGCCTAATTTAACAGCACAAGTTGTTGGGCGTGGTTTGGCAGCTCAACCTATTGCTCAAGCAGCGGGTGCAACAGTAGGTACTGGTTCTGCTGAAATAGCTAGAAATGTTTTTGACATTCAAAATCCATTAGCTCTTCTTGGTATTAACTTAGCTACAGGCTTACCTGCGGGTGCTGTTGCCTCTCGTGCAGGAAACATTCCTTCTGGCACACGTTATCGTGATCCAGTTACTGGTCAGATTATTGAATCTGCGGCTCAAAGAGGTGTAAATATTGATGTAGGTGATGTGGGTGGCCCAGGTGCAGGTACGCTAACAAAAGCCCGTCAGTTTGGCTTTACAACAGAAACATCAAATCAAGCAAAATCAAATCAAGTTAAAAGTTTGATTGAAAGAACTACTGATAAGTTGCGTCCTGCTGGAATGAAAGATGGCGGTGAGAAACAGATCATTGCTAATGATTTGCGTCAACAATACAAAACTGCAAAAGACAATGTTAACCCTGAGTTCAAACAAGCTGAAATCTTGGCTGGTGATGACATTATTCCTTTGCGTAATACAAATCAAGCAAAACTTGATGTTGTAAAGCAGTTCCCATCTACTTCACAAACTCCTATTATTGAAAAAACAATACAAAAGTTAGATGACCTAAGCCAAAGTGGTGGCGGCTCTTACAAAGAACTACGTGACTTGCAATCTACAGTTTTTGCAGAGTTAGAGCGTGTTCGCAAAGGTGTAGTACCTGGCTCATACAACGAAAAACAAGTTAACGCAATTAACCAGTTATACAAAGGTATGGCTGACGATGTGGATGTATGGGCTGCTCCTGCTATTGATGAGAATGGCGCTAGATTGTTTACACCTGCGGGCTTACAACACACTAAAGCTATTGACCAGTTCAAAGCTACTGTTTTGCCATTTCGTGATGACCCCAATATTTACAAACTTGTATCTAGTAGGTCAGGCGCAGGTGATGTTGATTTGGCTGCACAAAAGTTTAATTTTGACACCAACCCTGCAACAGCAGAACTTGCGGTTAATTTGATGTCGCCTGTTGGTAAGCAAGCGGCTCAATACTCAATTCTGAATGAGGCTAGAAACAGGGCTATCAATCCAGATGCGGCTACTGGCTTCTCAGCGCCAGCATTTACTAGAACATTGAATCTTGGTAGACCAGATGCCCCAACTCCACAGCGAGTAGCATTTGCAAACAACCCTGAATTGCTTGATGAAGTAAGTTTGTTAAGAGACATTGTTGATACAACTCGTGGTGCTGTCACACCAAAAGTTGGACCACAAACAGGTGCAGTATTGCTTCCACTTGCAACAACTGGAATGGGTGCGGCAGCAGGAAATCAACTTGCTCAAATGTTTGGTGTTGATGGTGCAACAGGACTTGCGGCTGGTGGCCTACTTGGAGCAAGCTTGACTCCTCCTATGGCAAACAGATTGGGTAATGTAATGGGCGGTACTGCTGGCACTAGATTCTTACTTGGTGAGCAACTTCAAGGCGCTGGTGGAATGGGTGGTGCAATTGGACAAGGCGTAAATGCCGCAACAACTAATCCACAAAACTTTTTCCCTGATGCAACAGGTTTGTTAGACTTTTTCAGGGACTAACATGAAAGACTGGCTGCTTGCAACAATTGCGGCAGTCGGTATGGTTGCCCTTATCGTTTGGTCATTCTCAGTAATTATCTGGGCATGGAGTTAATTAGTCTTTTACTGGCTGTATCTATTGAGTACAGGTGTGTCAAGTGGGTTTGGGTTGGAGATGTGTACAACCGAAAAGTCTACTGTATTGAATGGAAGAAGGTAGAAAAGAAATGATAGATCCAATCACGGCACTAGCTGGCATACAGTCAGCAATCAGCATGGTCAAGAAGGCAGCTAATGTTGCCAATGACCTAGGCTCACTTGCGCCCATGATTGGTAAGCTATTTGATGCTAAGTCTGTAGCTACAAAAGCCATGCTTCAGGCTAAACAGTCTGGCAAAGGCTCAAACATGGGTACGGCTTTGCAGATTGAGATGGCACTAGAACAGGCTAGAGCGTTTGAGGAAGAGTTAAAGATGCTCTTCATGCAGACAGGAAAGATTGATGTCTGGAATAAGATCAAAGCCCGTCAAGCAGAGATGGACTTGGCAGATGCTAAAGAGATAAGTGCTTTAAAGAAGGCAGAGAAAGAAGCCAAGCAGAAAGAGCAAGAACAACTAGAGATTGGTTTGGCAATAGGTGGAATATTCTTTGTTTTGTTTTTAGTCTTTGTTGGCGTGAATGAGTTGATGGAATTCTGTGCAACTACTCGTAGATGTGGCAGATGAATGAGTACCAAAAGACCTTTGACCTATGCCTAAAGATATTTGTCTATGGGCTTGTTGCTTTGTATTTTTTAGGTTTTCTGAAGTTTTTGCCTGACGATTTGTCGGACAAAATTGTTAATCTCCTACTTGGAAAGATTGGACTGTAATGCTATCTCTATTTTCTACACTTGGTGGTTTGCTAATTTCTGGCTTACCAAAACTTTTAGACTTCTTTCAAAACAAAGATGACCAAAAGCATGAGTTAGCTTTAGCTAGGGTTCAAGTAGAACTTCAACTACAGATGATGGCTCAAGGGTTTAAGGCTCAAGAGCGCATGGAGGAGATTCGCACAGACCAGATTGCCATGCAAACTGATGCCCAGATGACAGAAGCTGCTCTTAAGCATGATGAGAAAATCATGGAGAAAGCAAGCACTTGGGTGGTTAACTTTGTAGGTACTGTAAGACCTATTGTGACTTACATCTTTATCTTTGAATTATGTGCAATTAACGCATGGATTGCCTACTACGTTTACAGCAGACCTAGTTTAGTCAACAACATGGATGACTTGATTCGGGTTACTGACGTTATTTTCTCTAGCGATGAAATGGCAATGCTTGGAGGAATTATCGGGTTTTGGTTTGGCTCACGTTCATGGGCTAAGAAATGAAAGTCAGCAAAGCTGGTGAGGACTTGATGCACTTCTTTGAAGGCTACAGAAACAAGCCTTATCGGTGTTCTGCGGCTATTTGGACTGTTGGGTGGGGTCACGCTATGTACGCAGATCAATTAAGCCTCCCAAACGTGCGTAAAGAGGGTTATACAGGGCTTATCAGGTCTGACTACCAACTAAAACAGGAGGATGCCCGTGTTTGGTCTAAAGATGAACTGGTCAATTTGTTCAAGGTTGACATCGATACTTTTGAACGTGGTGTTCTTCGACTTTCTCCTACTCTTGCTCATCATCAAAGCAAATTCGACGCTGTTGTCTCTTTTGCGTACAACGCAGGTTTAGGCAATTATCAAAGGTCTACCATTCGCATGAAGGTCAATCGTGGTGATTGGGATGGTGCTGCTGAAGCCTTTATGTCGTGGACAAAAGCGGGTGGTAGGGAAGTCTCAGGGCTTGTCAAAAGACGCAAAGCAGAAGTAGCCTTGTTCTTATCTTAAATAAAAATGTCATAAATACTGTATAAGGTGTTGAAATGCCTAACATTCCTACACCAGAAAATGCTGAGTTATTTGCACAAAGTGTCAAAAAGTGGCAACAAGTGCTTAGTCTTGGTGATTGGAGAATAGAGAGGGGAAGTAAACCTGCGAAGGCTGCTATGGCTTCTGTTGAGTTTAATCCTGCAGCTCGTTTGGCTACTTACAGACTAGGTGATTTTGGTGCTGAGAAGATCACACCCGAGTCTCTAGATCAGACTGCTTTACATGAGTTACTTCATGTGTTCCTACATGACTTAATGACTGTGGCACAAGACCCCAAATCATCTCAAGATGAGATTGAAATGCAAGAGCATAGGGTTATCAATTTGCTAGAAAAGTTACTGTCTAAGGATACCAATGGGCGCTCATAATGAAACCTGTACCGACATGGAGTTCATCCAGTTGTGGGGTCAACTTCAATCTGCACAAAGAATGGCAGAACACCTTGGTATAAATAACAGAGCAGTCCATTTACGCAGAAGGTGGATTGAAAAAACCTACAACATGACCCTCAATGCGAAAGACCATCGAGGTGATTTGTATAACAAAAACAGACCCAAGTCTTTTTCTCCTTTAAAGCAAGTAGAACTTGGCATCCTAGATGGGACTGTCATAGTCTTCTCAGATGCTCACTTCATACCTGGTCAACGAACAACTGCTTTTAAAGGGCTTCTATGGGCTATCCAAGAGTTCAAACCCAAAGCTATCATCTGTAACGGGGATGCGTTTGATGGTGCGTCTATATCAAGGCATGACGTAACTGAACAACCATCGACTACTGTTATTCAAGAACTAAAAGCTTGTCAGGGTGCATTGGGTGAAATCGAAGAGGCCGCCAAAGCAGCAAGGCAGAATGTAAAGCTACTGTGGACATGGGGCAATCACGATGTTAGGTTTGGCAATCGTTTAGCGCAACACGCACCACAGTACAAAGAAGTATTAGGCTTTAAGCTGACAGACCATTTCCTAGATTGGGAGTTTTGTTGGGCGGTATGGCCTAGCGAGGATGTGATTATCAAACACCGATATAAAGGTGGTGTTCATGCCACTCACAACAATACTGTCAATGCGGGTGTGTCAATAGTTACTGGACACTTGCATAGTCTAAAAGTCACGCCATTTAACGACTATAACGGGATTCGATATGGTGTAGATACGGGGACTTTAGCTGAGACTGATGGTCCACAATTTACTTATGCTGAGATAAACCCAAACAATCACAGATCGGGTTTTGCCGTGTTAAACTTCTTCAATGGTCAGCTTTTATGGCCTGAACTCGTCCATAAATTTTATGAGGATCAGATTCAGTTTAGAGGCGAAGTAATTGATGTAGGTGCATTTTGAGTGCTTGGCTAATCATCTTGACGGGGGCTATCTACGCCTACATTGCTGGTGAGCAGCTTTGGAAAGATAACCCACACATGGCTATTGTGTACGCAGGGTACGCCTTTAGCAATGTGGGGCTTTACCTTTTAGCAAAATAGCTTATAGGCTACAAATGGTCAAATGTCTTCTGGAACACTCCATTTGGCAAAAGAGTGCCCCTACGATTCTTGATCTGATCGTATGCAACTTCCATGCAGTCTACCAGATGTATGTCTTGAAGAGCGCAGTAGTTAATAAGACAGACCATGACATCACCAACAGCGTCAACAATAGCTTCCTTGTCGCCTTTAATGGTTGCATCAGCTAGTTCTCCAATCTCTGATACTGCTTTAAGAAGTTGAACATCTGGGGTGCTATTTGGAATAATCTTACGGGCTTCTGACCATTGGATTATTTTCATTTCAATTGCTGCGTAACTCATTTTTATCCCTTAAAACATTTTCAATTTGGCTAAGAGTGTCATGGTCAACATAAGAACAAAAGTAAACAAACTCCTCTTCTGTAAGACCTTGCCATTCAGGTTGGATTTTTTGCACTTCTTTCATTGAAGTTTCATGCAAATTTTTAGTCATCTCACTCTCCTTAAAGGTTCTTGATATTTCTCAGGTGGTGGTGGAAGCATCTTCTCTGAGGGTGGAGTCCATCCAAATTTTCTCCAGATGGCTTGAACATCTGATCCTGTAGACCATTTAAATTCTTTGTTTGGGGTAGATGGATAACTGATCTTTGAATAAGGTGGTTTTTCTAGCATATTGCCCATTCTCTTTCGTTTCTGCCTGAATTTGATTTAACTGTTCTACCAGTTAGATGGATAAGACCAATCTTCTGCATCTCGTTTAAACGTCTTGCAACCTGATTGCTCTCTAGTTTGGTCAGAGATGAGATGCCATCCTTTCCAAGCGCACCATAGGTCTGTAAACACTCCAGAATGATGTCATAGTGTTTGTTGACTACTGGCTTGATTGCCTCTGCTGCTTCAAATGAAGTGAGAGGGTCTGTAGTCCTAACTCGTGGAAAGTTAGGCATTTGAAAAATCTTATCGAAAGCACTTTTAATATCCATTATTAACTCCTATTTATTGAACTGGTGGGCTACTAACGTTCGTCCGCTATTTCTAGCCGCTTTCGCCCGTAATTGGTGAAGCCTACTCGCTACGTCTGTGATTGCAAAACGGGACGGAGTTGCACCGCGACCTGACACCCGCACAGCATCCGCTTTTGGCTTCGTAAACTTGCTAGAAGGGCATTGAGTCGTCTGAATCGAAGCCAGTCGCTTTAGACCGCTCAGAAGGCTTTGCCATAGGTTCTTTAGGTGATACTGCCAAACCCATGAATTTACCGCTCTTGCCTTCTTTTACCCATGCTGATAGCCAATAGTCTTTGCCATCAACAGTTATGTTGCCTTTATATTCAGGCGCACGTTCATTGTCTTTCTTCTCATTGCGGAACAAGACCCCGCTGTTATCCCGCTGATTTTGTTTATTGTCCATATTAAATTTCCTTAGCCTTTTTCAAAGCTGAACGCACTTTACTAGGTAGGAGTGTCCACAGAGCAATCTTTTGTTGATCGTCTAGGTTCTCTCCC